CCCCAACCGCTCTTACGGTGCTTCAGTCATTTCAAAAGACTGGGCAACTCCACGCAGTAGTAAGATACTCACCACTACGATTGCTGTAGGTCCGCATTTTGGGACCCGCGCTCTGATGGGGCAAGAAGCCAAGGTCTGACAAGTTTGAACGGAGCTCTAAAAGAGTCTCCGCTTCAAACAATCTGCCAGATTCATCGGCTCTTTGAAGGGACTTCTCGGATGTTACTCTAAGAAGCTCCTGCCATCCATCATACAGCGGCGCGACTTTACGGTTTCGTACTGCAAGTACTTGCCACTCAACTCGCTGGAGGCGCCTGTTATAGCGTCTCTTTAGCGAGCGATTGACGTATGTACATGCATAAGGCCGTTTGAAACCGAGACCTTCCCAGGTCTCGTCCACGACGGGCACAGGGAGCTTAGTCTTTCTGACTTCACTCTCCAGGACCCCCGCGGCGGCTTTGTACCCCTTTCTGTATAGCTCATTTGATTGAGCTATCCAGGAGGGTACCCACGTTACCGTCGCACCTATGGGACGACGCTTAATACGTGTTGGGGTGGTCTCATGACCACCAAACGCATCAAGCCCGCAACTTTCGCGGAAGCATCCGTCCATCGAATAGCAGCACTTGCTCTTATTAAGGAGCAAGCCATAACACTCGAGTTGGAAGGACACCATCTCTTGGGCCCATGTCGGGACCACAAGGTCATCTCCATAGACGTATACGCGGTCACACGCCTCACGGCGGGTCATACCTGTATACGCACGCAATGTGCTGACACATAATGCCCAGAAGCAGAGCGCCTCAACAGGAAAGCATAAAGCTGATCCCATTGGTGCGAACTTTTTCATGAGCAGAATACTACCATCAGGAAGCTTGGTTCGTGGCGACCGGCACGCAAGTGCACAGTCATAGAACCTCGTACCGGAGAATAGAGCTCGAAAGAGCTCTAAACTCACCCGGTCCGATGCATCCTTCATATCGAGCGTTGCCATTCTCCCGTCTATACTAGACTGGAGGGCAAGAGACCGGTTGATGGTCTGGTCCGTGAAATTCACGTGACCTCCTGTCAACCGGTGGTTCTCCACGTGCCTGTAAAGGCTACGTTGGACACCCTGCTGGATCCACTGTATTTCAAGTGGCTCCATTGATATGATTCGTGGCCCTCGTGAGTCCTTGGGGACTAAGGTGACCTTGGCGCAAGCCGAGGAATCCACCGCTAGTCCCTGTATCTCTCCGAGTTGGTCACAGACCTGACTCAGCGACCAGACGAAGTACTCCGTAAAGGGGTACTCTTGCTCCAGGGCAGTGTAGATTCGAGAGAATCTAGACTTAGCTCCTGAACGCTCGCCGGTTGCGACAGAGCCAGGCCCGTGGCGTGGTGTAATATCACTAGGGTCATATGTGCTAAGGACGGAACCGATGAGGCTCCGAGCCATGCGCAGTATATGATCGTTATGATGATCAAAGTCACCCGGGTTGGGTAAGCTTTGATCCACCTCCACGAACTGTTGAACTGTCCTTCGGGATTGTTCATTTGTATATGGTAGTTCGAGCTTATAGAAACTATAAGCCAATTGTCGTATTGCGGTTATCACATTGGCAGGAATCGTTAGGTCAATGTTGGGCACAGGCTCAACAATCGACGGTCCGACCCCGTCCAACTGGTCACTATCACATGCTGTGGCATCAGCCCTTTCGGGTGCATGCCACTCCGAGTAATCCATTTCTGGATTATATCGGACACGTGGGTGGCCAGAGTCATCGTACAACTGCCAAAACAAATCCCCGAGAAACTCGGGTATTTGAGAATGCTTCCTCACCGGCTTAAAGCCGATGGGGCGCACAAATGGCAGTCCGGTGGCGAGCGCTTTATCAAGCGCTTTACCAAGAGCAGGAAGGGTTACAGTTAAAAACTGTAATCCTTCTGTAGACACACGAGCAATTATTAGCTCGCAGTCCGCAAGGGCTGCTGTATCGGATGACCAATGATGTACTAAGTCGCGCATAATGAGCGCTCTAAGGATTCGGAGATAAATCTCCGTTTCCGGGTTATTATTATCCCTATGAATATTCATAGTTAGACGTTCCCGGTATATACCAGTCAATGCACGACTCACCGGAGTCAGTGATTTACCCTTCCCCGTTGAGAACCTTACTCAAGGCCTCAACAAGCCGCGAAGAGCCACTGTCAGCTTCACTGGCAAGGATATTGGCAAACAGCAACGCTGGACTTTCGGCAGTGCCTTCAGTCAACGTTTCTGCGTCAATAGCCAAGCCATGATTGACAAGCGCTCCGAGCAGGGTGGCGAATGCAGTGAGAGCCCGGTTGGTACCGGACTGACCTGCAACACCACAAATCACCAGATTGACGAACGCAGGCGGCAAATCGCCGTTCTGCGGGAGGTCGAGGCGCAACGCATGACGCGTCGCTCCACCGAGCTCCTTAGTCTTTTGGTGAGACACCTTAAGTGACCCCAGTCGTGCATTTGCACGAATGGTTACACCGGCATCAAGGGTAGACAGGAGACTTAGAGTCTCCAGTGTTCCGATTACCGATCGCCCAAGCTCTGCTGAAACAGCGTTGCTCAGGGTAGGTACGGTGATGTCATTGCTAAGCATGATACATACCTTAATGTGAGAGGACTTTTCGTAACAAGGCAGCTGAAACAGCATACCTTGGACTAGAAATCCCCTTGTCGACGTCAAGACTTCGGTAAGTCTCAAGGTCGGGTGGCACGGACGGTCCTCGCCGATAAACAGACGCGTAAAAGAAACCCTGAAAGGGTAACTGATCCGTAAATCTGTAAATGTTGGCACCGGGGACTGAGTCGCCCATGGAAATATCATAACGGATCTTCATCTTTGAGGATTCAGACCAATTATGCACAGTAAGTTTAGAAGACATTACGTCTTCCGTGTAATTGGCTTGCAGCCAATCACTGATTCTGACGAACCAATCCAGTACAAAGGTCCAAGGCACGGCATTCCATATAATGGAAGGGTCGAGCCTCACACCAAGTTGCTGGCAGAACCCGCTGAATTGGGAATCCCATTCAACGAGTTCTTGAACCGTGTAGTCATAATCCATAGTTGCATGATACAACCATTGATCTGCGTGCACTGGCTCGGCTTCACCATCAGGGAATGGTTCCAAATGTGCGGTTAACCGCACGAAGTTGGATTCCCCGATATCTACTTGGAAGGACAAGTCCTCAAGTAGCGTGGAGCCTGGGGTCAAAACGGCCCTGTAATGCCTGCGCAGTTCCAGAGCCTTGGCCTGTTCGATGAACCGTGACGTCTTATCCCAAAATTGGGACAGGATACGACACAGCTTCTCGATATCGGAGATAAGCGGCACAACCGCAAAGGCACCCGTAAGGATGCCCTCAGCGGCGAGTGACGATAGGCTAGAAACAAAACCGCGATCTGTCGGCAGTGCGTTCAGATCGCGCATGATGCTTCGCAGTGCGCTTCCATCGAACCAGGATTTAAAATCCTTAAGTTCTATGAGGAAGTTTATCAAGGAAATACCGGTTTCTAACCGGGGTTTCATATGGTACATCGCCTGTTGGCGGATACCTAATGACTCTTTCCATGGTAAGTAGAGGGGTAGATTGCCTTGAGGATTCTCCTCTTCGACAATAAACCGCTCAATGAATTGCTCAATGCACTGTTTTTGGACAGATGCGAAAGAAAACCACCTAGGGTGGAGACTTTCAGCATCAACCTTATACAGTGGAGCTTCATATGGCACTGACCAGGCTCGCACGTTTAAAACGTCGACACCTGTAGCGTCGCAATACGAGAATTCTCTCATATAGCGAGACTCCGTGATAACTTGACAAGTAGTTGTAGAGATTTCGACTCCAGTAATGGGGTCATAGTCGTACAATCCGATCACATTATCAGCTAACTTAACGTCAGTACGCAACCTGGGGTATTTCACTCCCCGGGCTGTGCCCACTCCGCCCGGTCTTCCGGGACGCCGGCCCCCTGATGAAATCAGGACGTCGGTGAATGGACAATTACTGACCTTACATTGAATACAACGCGCAGGGACCGACCCGCTCGAAGAGCGAATGTTAATCCAACGCGCGCAGTGCTTGAGATCTTTATCTCGGGTACTAGTATTCATATGCTGTGTGTCGAGCAGGGCCGCATGGCCC